AGTTGGGTCTATATCCTGTGGGATAAATGAAGCAATTTTGCTATTTACCCCACGACTTTCGAGGGCATCTTTAATTGCTCGTTCTCTTTGCGCTTTATTGAGACTTTCAAACTGTGCCTTTAGTTCGGACAGTTCCTTGTCTTTTGCTTTAGTAGCCTTGCGCAGTTGTTTTACGAGATCATTACTGGTGTCTTCGGTATCGAAGTCATCATCCTCGTAGTCATAGTTGGACATAGGTCCTTCTCCCATTCTTTGTTAGTTTGACGCAGGCCTCACATTCACCTTGGGGCGGGTGGTGTGGCTCCTACTACTGGTTTTGTTATCACTCCAACGGACCAGTCGTCCCGTTGGCAGGCTTTATTTATAGTACGCCAGCACGATCTCTAGCGATTGCTCCAGCTCCAGCACTGCCTTGGAAGGCACGTGTCTCAAGTTCTGCAAGCTTCTTACGTTGCATCTCAGCTTCACGTGCTCCAGTAAGACCGAAGAATTCCTTTTCGGCAGTTTCCTGTGTGTACGGATCTTGCTTGTAGTACTGTGCTAGAACTCCAGCACGTGGTCCTACCTGAGATATGGTCTTGAATCCTTGTTGAGCTGTGGCTTCTGTTACGCCAGCACCTGCTAGTTGTTCAGCACGACCTACTGTTGTTCCTAAGCCATATGTTCCAGCAGCAGCACCAATTTCAGCAGCAGTAATTTTGCGCTTGATTTGGTTGATAGCGTTGGCAGGATCTAGGGCATAAGCCAAGATATCTCCATTAGAGATACCTGGGTAGAATTGCTTAAGTTGTGCAGCAATCTCTGGGTTAGCGTTGAGTACGCGATCTTGCGCTGTAACGATACGGTCTTCTAGTTCAGTAGAAGATACATCTCCAGCGATAAGATTTTCAAATCCCTTTTGAATTCCCATATCACCTTTAGAGTAATACTCTGGTGGCAATCCCCTGCGACGCATTACTTCTTGATAGGCATCTTCATTACGAATATATTCCGCCTCAGATAAAGCACGAAGGCCATTCTTAATACGTGCTTCATTAGCTGCAAAACGCTTCTTATACGCATCTGTCTCGCGTAATTTAATTGCAAATTCTGATGGTGATGCACCCGATGTAATCAGATTTTTTAATGGAGCAACTAAAGAACTAAGTCCATAACGATCAAACTCTGAGTAGAGCAAATCATATGCGGATTTGCGCTCATCAAAGGCTTTATATTGTGCTGTTCCTGGTGTATATGGATTCTTTACATTAGAACTTGTACCTGTAGACGTTACGTTTACAGGAGAAAGAATATCAAATTCTTCTGTTACTGTGCCAGTACTTACATCTTCAGCACCATCTGTAGCAATTCCATTAACATAATTGCGACCACCTGCAACACCAGTATACGGCTCACCATTTACTATAAAAGGTGCTGCTGTTGTACCAAGAGCGCCAAAGGCTTGCCTTTGTAATGCACTTCCAGCATAAGCAAGGTTCTGTTTAGGGGCATTTCCAAGCGCTCTATTATACCCAGGAGTTCCTATTTGACCAACGGCATTGATATCAATTTGAGCACCAATACCTGCACTACCTTTAGCAACACCAATTTGTCTAGCAGAACCAGGACCAGCTAATAAATTACCTTTTTCATTATAGATACTTGTTCCATTTTCGTCACGAACAACAGTCATTTTAGTTTCAGGATCAAAATAAGTATCTCCACCGAAACTGGTAAATTGCCCAAGGTTCTTATTTACTTTATCTATAAGTTTTTGATAAGGCAAAGCATCTACAGTAACGTCTGTACCAAGACCAGAAACGCTTCTTCCAGATAAAGATGCTGCTGCTGCATTAGCATTTTTAGATAATTTAGATGGGTCAACAGGATTGCCATCAGCATAAACATATGGAATTTCTATATATTCTTTTGATACAAGAATACCGTTCCTATCTGGAACTTGTTTTGAAACTGAGTATCCTGGCATAGTAAAAACGGGTTTTCCGTCATCGTCAACCCCTGCAGGATTCATATATCCAAATACTTTTTTTCTTTCTTCAAACGCATTATATTCAGAAGTACCAGATTGAGATGGATTTTCAAATTGTTTTTTACGTGCTTCAGCCATCCAAGCATCGTATTCGGGAGTCCCAAACTTGTATGGATTTTGTGACACATCTAGTGGTTGAACCATTTATTTACCCCTGAAATCCGAAGTTACGAAGAACTGTAAGTGCAGCATCTGATACCTCTTGACGAGCATTACCTGTGTATTGCCAACGGTTGTCTTGACGCAACGCTTTTGAATAATCATATAGGTTCATATCACCCTTATCGTTGATAGCCATACGAAGCGTTGGGTCAGTAAGATCAATTTGACCTTCATCTAATTCTAAGATGTTAGCCATAGTTCTGCGGTATGGAGAATAGATTTCATCCAAGTCAATGCCTTGACCTAATAGGTCACGAACAAATTGTGGTTGACCAACGGCTGCAAGTTTACGTACGTCTTGTGCAAGACGAGTTGGATCTATTTCACCTAACGCCAAACGCTTTAATGTTTCTTCTGCTGTTGCTGGCTTGCCATCAATTCCAGGTGGAAGAATATTCTCTAGTTTTAGGCCATTACGTTTAGCAAGTTTTTGAAGTCCTTGGTAGTTCTGAAGAGCAAGACCACTGAAATCTTCTGTAATATTGCCGCCGATCATTCCAGCCATTGGGCGAATGAAGTTTACGAGACGACGAGTTTTAACAGCTTCGTCTGCATCTTGGTTATGAATGTAAAGATCCTCGGCGATTAACTTAGCCTGACCTTCATCAATCGCAGCACCAAGAGTGCGAGACTGCTTAATTAAATCATTAGTAATCTGAGCAATCTTCTGCTCATAGTCAGTAGTTCCTTTAGCGTTACCAGACTTAACCAAATCTTCGTAGTTAAACTTCTGTAGGTAGCGAGCCTTAATCTCGGCAGAGTTCTGACGATACCAAGGGTCATTCTGAACTTTCTGCCTGAATAGGTCAATATCAATCTTTCCATTAACGTACTCTTCAAGAATCTTACCCAAAGACTTGACGTTGCTAAAGATGATATCTGGAAGGTTATAGTCTGCCTGAGCCTTGGCAAGAATTGAATCATACTTACTAACAGCAGGTCCAACTGGTGGACGAGCACTAGCTGCAGCAATTCCAGTAAGTGTTGTCGTATCTACTCCGCCATATTGTGGAAATGCAATACCAGTAGTTCCGCCAGTAGTTCCGCCAGTAGTTCCGCCAGTAGTGCCACCACCTGTTGCACCACCAGTTGTACCACCTGTAGTTCCGCCAGTTGCTCCACCAGTTCTACCGCCAGTAGTTCCACCAGTTGTACCGCCTGTTGTGCCACCAGTTGCAGTCCTTGGAGGTTGTGCTGGAGTTCCTGTTGGACCACTAGGTGTAGCAGGTGCAGGCGTTGTTCCTGTAGGTGTTCCAAATGTAGGAGCAGAACCTGTTAATGCTGATCTTGCAGCGACAAGAGAAATTGGCCTACCGATGACGCTTGTAGAAACTTTTTTATATTCCTGAACAAGAGTTTCTAGCTTTGCTTTAATTGCAGGGTCTTGGTCAAGTTTATATGCTTTTGCAAGAAGACCATATTGTTGTGAAATGTCATCTAGTTGCTGCTGTCCTTTTTCTTTATCATAGCCAGCTAAAGACTTGCGAGCCTTGGCTTTGTTGACTTCTTTTGTTGTAAAGTCAATCTTATCTTCAAGATCATCTATCTCTTCACCAAGTTTTTTATACTTTGCTGCAAATTCAGCACGACGTGCGGGAGTTTCTTTAGTGTCAGTAGAGATGTTTAGAGCTACGCTTCTACTGCCTTTTTTTGTTTCAAGGCTTGCCTTATAACGGAGCAGTTGTGAACGAAGACGTTGTTCTTCGTTTGTTTGGGTTGGCTGTAATGCCATTAGCGTAACCCTCCAAACATCTCTACTACCGTTGAGTAAGCATCCAAAGCACGAGTTGCCTTAGCTTCGTCACCCTGTGAAATCTTGTCAATTAAGAACTGCTGTGCTTCTTGAGCACCAAAGCCACCAGTGGTCTTTGCTCCAACAGTCTGTCCACCTTTAGTTGTATAAGATGTAACCAGTGGATTCTTCTTTTGCTGAGCGCGAATCATTGCTGTATATTTTTCAAGTTCTTCTGGAGTTGCCTTTGGACGACCAGTTAAACTCTTAACAATCCCATCAATTAAAGTCTTTGCAGACATATCATTGATTTCGTCTGTTTGTGTATAAGGCTGACGTGGGCCAGCACCGCCAGCAGCAGTGGCTCCACGCTCACGAGTTAAAAATGTATTAAAGTCTAGTTGCTGACCAAGGATAATTTCTTTATTTAAGTCGTCATAAGCCTTAAGATAAGCATTACGCAAATCTGTAGTTGCTTGACCAGTTAATCCACCTACACGATAGCCAGCAGCCTTGAGCTGGTTACCAATACCAATACGCTCCTGTGGAGACATCTCTAAGAACTTACGAATAAGTTCCTTTTGAGTTGCCTTTTGAACATTGTTTGGATTAGCAGCAGTAGGAATGCTTGATGTAATGTAAGTTACATCAGCTACTACGCCTTGGTTCCACGCTCCAGATGAGGTTGCGTCTGCTGTTCCAGCAGGAGGTTGCTTAGCAACCCTACTTACGCCACTGCTTTTACCTACTGGCACTTTAGTCTCCGATCAATGATGCGAATAAAACATCATAGGCTGATTTAGTATTTGGATTGCTGGCAGCTAGTTCTTGTAACTGAGCCTTAGCACCTTCTTGAAGAGCGTTCTTACGATCCTGAGCAGCATCTGTTCTATCTGTAATAGATGAATACTGTGCGCTAAAGCTATCGTATGTCTGAAGCATTTGACGTAGAACAGATACTGTCTTTGTCTTCGGCAAGTTCTTTTCAGTAGTAAGCATATTGCGAAGGTCTGTTATAGCAATCTCACGACGAACATCTGATGCTCCACCTGATGCAAACTCTGTCTGCAACTGTGGTCGAACAGCCATAAACTGACCAGACCAATTATCCCATTGCTGGTTAATCAAACGCTTCTGATCTACTGATGTAGTAGATGCCAAAGTTGCTAGATAATCCTTGCGTTGCTGGAAGTAATACTGCTTGTCTGTTGCAATCTGTGTCTCACGAAGGAAGTCACCAACCTGCTTTTTGTTGAGGAAGCCTTCATTCATCATAGTCTTGTAAGCGTCATAGCTAAACTTACCGATATTAGGAATCAAGAATGCTGCCGCTTCTGGGTATTTCTTGAGTAGTTCTGTGTTGTTATCTACCCAGTTACCTGCTGCTTCGCCGTACTTGATAACAGCAACTGTGTTCTTCTTAGACTCAGATACTGTGTATGGCATTTGCTTTGGAAAGAGTTTAATCCACTCTTCAGTAGCACGTGTATAATCGCCATTGTATTCAGTAACTAGGTTTGAGAATACCTGCTTAAAGCTTGTACGTTCGTTGTCACGAACCCATCCAGCCATCTCAGACTTGAGCTGTACTGAAGGTGATGCTGGCAAAATCAACGCAGTAAAGAAGCGCATACCCAAGATAGTCTGAGTTGTTGCCTTTAACTTGTCTTGATATTCCTCTAGATCTCCAGGAGATGGTGGAACATCGTTGCCTTGTGCATCCTTTGTAATCTTTAGCCCGTTATCGGTAGCCTCTAGGTAGGTAACTGCTTTACGGAAAGCTGATGCGTACTGTGAATCACGCTCATCCTTATTTAATGCACCCAATGCACGGTTAATGTGCGCTGGTAAAACAGCGTTAATAATTGGCTGGTCTTCACCGTACTCACCAAAGAGATATTTCTCTGATTCCTTGAGTGAAGGTACCAATTCGTACATCATTTTGACTGGCAATGCTGCCAATGGACCAGAGAATGTTGGGAACAAAGAGTCTGGGTTCATAGATGGCGTAATCATATTAAGTTTTGCGCCAAACTCTACTGGCATTGGAGCGACGAATGCGCCCTTGATACCAAATGCTGTAGCAAGTTTAGACATCGCTGCGTAAACTGGTTGCATACCTGGGTAAATGAAGTAAGCCTCACCCTGATCGTCCTTTTGGATAAAGCCAGAGTGTGTAACACCTTCATATGTCAATGATGCACGTGCGATTGACTCTGGATTGTAACGAACTCCACGCAATACACGGCGATAAAAGTCTTCTGTTGCACGATAGTAACGAGCAAAGTTACGCATTGTGAATGCTAACTGTGTGCGAACCTCTGGGTTATCAACGTATGCAAGCACTCGCTCTTTAGCAAGATCCTGTGTTAGTTCGATAATCTTAGTCTTACCCTTTGCTTCAGCGTCTTTAATCAAGACAGCCTTCTCAGCATCGGTTAATTTGGCGTTATTGCGGATAGGATCTGTTAAGAGCTTCAAGTAACGCTCTTCTAGACCACCATTTTTCCAACGCTTGCGCATATCAATAGCAGCAGAAAGAACCATTGGCTCACGTGACCAGCGAGCATTCATCTCGCCAACCCATTCCCAGTGTTTTCCTACGATCTTTCCAGCAGGGTTACCATCTGCGATAGGCATAATGCTTGGACCAGAGATAAACTGTGGTGCATCTTCTGCCAATTGTGGCAAGTCATCAATACCCAAGTCACGTGTATTAATTTTAATGCCGCCTTCAGGTGTACGAATACTTACCTTGGCTAGCAACTTCTGATTTACTTTATCTTGGCTATTAACAAATAGGTTGCGAGTTGCAGCATAGACATTTTCTGCGTGTACTCGTACATCAGCGTTATTACCTGGACGGTATAGCTGGAAACGAGCCTTTTGCTTTGCATATTCTGGAGAGTCAATGTATTTCATAATCTGCCTGATAGCAAATTCTCTAGACTCTGGGCTGTCTGACATATATTGAAGAGCGATAGAACCAAGTGGGTCATTACCAATAGCAGCAATGCTTGTTACCCAAGCAATCTTGCCTTCTGCTGTAATCGGAGAATACTCGCGGTAGTTTCCACCGCTATCTTTGGCGTATGTAACTCCATTAATCTTGTACTCACGAGATGTGCCAAATTGATCTACAGTACGAAGAGCATCCGTCCAGTGGTCTGCACCAGTGATGCCTTTCTTACCACCTTCAGCAACACCTGCAAGCAGTTCATCAATAGCACCAAACTCTGCCATCTCAGCAATAATTTCACGTGCCTGTGGATCAAGTTTGCCAAGGTACTTATCTGCCATAACAGCATCTGCCATAACCTTGCGAGCATCTTGTACGGTTTTGGCTGCTTCGATCTTACCTTGATATAGCGCACGGTCCGAACGCTTAACAAGTTTATTGATAACTCCTAGCGTATCTCCGCCTTGACCAGTACGTAACTTAGTTGATAAACGTTTACCTGCTGCTAAGCCCCAGATTGAATCGCCTACTGCAAGGTGAACCATTAGATCTTCAATAGAATTACGTACAGCAAAACGAGGACCAGCAAGAGTCAAGAATGACCAACCAGACGTTAAGTTCTCAGCCCAAGGTTTGTGCGACCAACTCATAATCCTACTTGCCACTTGGTATCGGTCAACGATTCCATCAAGATCTTGAATCTTAGGAACTGTCATACCTGATGCTAGTTGGAAATCAAAGATAGCAAACTGTTGGTCGTTAAAACTAGATGGCTCAAAGTAACGGTAAGTTCCGTCATCATTGAGCACTGGCTTACCCTTGGCATCGCGTACTAAGATACGTGGAGCAAACAACTGCTCGCGTGATGAATTAGCCAACTTGTCAAGAACATTCTTACCGCCAGGAACTTTATTAAGTCCACGGATCTCAGCTACTGTATTAAAGACACCCATCATAATTTGACGCTTCTGTGCTTCATCTCCAGCCTTAAATGCTTCTGCAAATAGGCGTGAGTTGTAACGAGTATTAGCAAGGCGTGATAACTGATAAACCTTCTCAGCAGCATCTGGTGCATTAGGGTCAAAGAAATTGTCGCGGAAGAACGGAACCTTTGAAAACTTAGATGCAAAGCGGTCAATGCGATCTTGGACATAATCCAATGGCATACGGAATGCACCGTCTGCACGAAGCTTGGCAGTCTTACGCTCAATCTCACCAATGACGTTTGTTTCAATCTGCTTTAAGAACTCTTTAGGAGTGTTAGCAGTTGCGGCCTCATTTGTGCGTGAATCAACAAACTTTGTCTGACGCATTAGTTGACCTTCAATACCACCGATAGTGGTCTGGTCGCTAAATACTTCACGGCTAACACGCTTGCCTGCTTGGTCAAAGCGAAGAACCTTATTGCCAGTAGTAAGCGCTGCAATCCGAGTCTGACGTGCAAGATCCATACGTGGAAGTAGTTGAACTTGACGACCTGCTTGACCTTTGAGGGTACGCAGTGCTTCTTCGCTTCCAGCAAGAAAGCCTTTCATAGTGCCAGCTTCGACTACGCCTTCTTTAAGCATAGCCTCAATAACATCATCACCAAACTCAGGAGCAATACGCTTAAGTTCAATACCAGCCTGCACTAAAGCCTGTGGATCTACGCCACCTTCTTTGACTGCCTTACGAGCTACTGAATACTTCTTGAGTGCTCCAACATAAGCTTGGTCAAAACGCTGTACACTTGCTACTTCAAATGCCTTTTGTACATTGCCAGCATCGCCAACGATATTATCTAGCGCATACTTTCCAATATCATATGCTTTCTTAGCTTTACCAAGAAGTAATGTTGGATCTGCAAATACGCGAAACGCGGCATCACCAAGACCAGAGATAGCCTTATATGCAGCACCTGATCCTTCCCATTTCTGCGGAAGGATAGCGTTAGCAATAAATCTACCTGGAGAATACTTAGCAGCGTTAGCTGCATCTAGTGCATCTTGAAAGAGTGGATCTTTTTTCTGTGATGCTCGTGATGCAATCTGCTTTTCTGCTTCTGTTCCAGTTGCAATGATCTGGTCAAGTGTCATACCCTCTGCAACTTTTTGTGCAACAGACATATACTGCGAACCAAAGATACGGTTCGCTTCTGCCATACGTGATGGGCTAAATACTTTATCGCCCTTATCATTGGCTGTTGTCCACGCTTTACCGATGTCAACCTTCTGGTCAATAGCAATTGCAGCGGTTCGATAAGCACGTGTAGATAAATCTGAAAGTTCTTGGACACCCTTAAATGCTAATTTAACAGGAGCGGCAATGATGTTAAATGCTGGCTCTACTGTGTAATGAAGTGCTGTGCCTAGCCATCCACGTTTTTGCTCAACGTTACCAAAGTTATCCTTCAAAGATCTCTGTTGCTCTGGAGTTAACTTTGAGTATTCTAGTTTTGCAACGTCAGATGGAAGAGATGTTAACTTCTGGTGCGAGTCTACAGCTTTGATGTAGCCATTGATCTGCTCTTGTTGCTCTGGCGTTAATCCAGCTTGAGCAGAGATGGCCCTAATGTTATTGGAGGTTGATCCCACTACTGACCTCTAGATAAAGCCATCTGATAGAGAACAGAAATTTCTCCAGTTTGATCGTACGGAAGCAATGCTGCAAGTGTATCTGACAACTTACCCTCTGCTGGCTTTGGTGGACCAGCCATAGTCATAATGTCTTCTTCAGGACGTTGTGTTGGTGCAAACATTCCTACTAATGGTTCTGGCTTTGGTGGTGCCATATCTGCAACAGGCGTAGCCTTAGCAGATGGCTTAGGAGAAGTAGAAGCACCTGCAATATCTTCTGCCATTGCCTTGCGATCACCGTAATTTTGTGACGGTGGTAAGTCTTCACGTACGGAGAATTTTCCTGGACCGCCAATTTGTAATGGGCTATCTACCATCGGTATCCTCCTGTATCTTTTCTAAATCGTTTGAAAATTGTTCCCAAGCTTTATTTACTTCTGAGTTTCGGTTAGCGTTGTAAACAGCTATCTCCATTAATTCTTCTGTTGCAGTCTGTACAGAACTTGCAACGTTATGTACAAAACCTGCCAGTACTACTAAAAAATCAGCGAAGTGTACTGAGCGTGGAACCTTGTTATTATTATCCACGCCCAGTACCTCCGTTAATTAAAATTTTCTTAACCCTTCTTTACAGAAGTTCCTCTACGACCTGCTGGCATCATTGATGGTACCACCTTGCCTGGTCCTGCTGGCTTGGAAGTATCCTTCTTGCCCTCAACAGGCTTTGACATAGGTGCTGCTGCACGTGATCCTTGATTCATTTTACACCTCCCTCGTTTATGCTGCGCCGCTAATAGAAGCTAGCAGTGTTGCTATATCTGGACGTTGTTCTGGACCAGCAGCAGGGGCCGCTCCGCCTTGTTCTGGAGTTGGCTGCGAGGCAGGTACGGGGGCCGCACCTGCTGCTGGAGTTCCTGGTGCGCCTGGCATCATAGGCATTTCTGGCGCTACTGGTTGTTCTTTCGGTGCAAAAGCTTTTTCGATAACTGTTTCTAACTGAAGACCCTTTTGACGGCCTTGGATAACTTGTGCAAGACGGGAGATAATTTCACTAGGGTCTTGACCTTGCGCTGCAAGCGCTGGAATGGCCTGAGCATACTGAGCAACAGCCAACCGCAGAGAATCGCGCATTTCTTCGATATCAACACGTTGTTCCTCCTGCGTAACATTAAGCTCCATTGGAATCTCACGACGTACATAGTCACGAGATACGAGCTTGTCGCTGCGCATTTGTAGTAATGCAATGATGGCGCGGTTTGGATCCATACCAGACATAATGCCGTAACGGACATCTACGCCGTAGTTACCTGCAATTTGTCGTGATGGAATGTACTTCATATTGAATGGAGTACCGTCGTCAACGCCTTTGATCTCCTTGGTCATATTGCCAAAGATCTTCTCGTCTACTTCAAAACACATAGACACAAGGTCCATAAATAAACGAGCAAACTGTGCTTGTGCTGCCTTGATCTGTGTATCAAAGCCAGCCTGTAGTGCCTGTACACCGCGACCTGTAACGATAGATGCGTCAATGTTTCCTGAACGAGTTTCAGGGTAACGAGCACCTGTACGTAGTTCACGCTCTAAAACACCTGACTCGGTGAAGACACCATTAGGTAGTTCTAGTGGAACACGGCGAATACCTTGTGGGTTAGCAGAACGCATAATTGCATCTGGTCCCAATGCGAGTTCTTGCACATCCTGTGGGATAGCAATAGGTGCTTGGATAGACTTCTCTGCGGCTTGGATCTGCAGTACTGCAAAGCGAGCACGAGCAAGCTGAACTGATAGAACATCATCAAACTGTCCACGAGCTTCGCCATCAATAGATGAACGCATAGCTACACCTGCTAGGCACTTGCCTACTGGGTTAGGTGTATTAGATAGAACTAGGTTCTTACGCTCTGGGATAAAGATTAAGTCTTGGTCTTTGTCGTGGTAGCGAATCAAAGATACATAAGGTGAGCCAGGTGAATAGACATTGCGTGGCATAATCTGGTCATAGAACTCTGGGTACTGCATTGCCAATGACTCAGCATCGGTTGCAATTATCTGCGAGATTGAGAGGGTACGACCAAATCTATCAATTTCAGGATAAGTACCAAAAGGATTAAGCAGACGTATTCTCGGATTATTGGTTTCATAGTCCATTTCAACAATCGCTGGGAGCATACCGTAGGTGTTGAACCAGTCAGCACCTGTGTACATTTGAATCTGAAGATCAGAAGATGAGACGTAGTAATTAGCAATACGGGTACGAGTATCTGCAGCTTTACGTGCTGAGTCTGAAACCATATTGGTAGCAGCGCAGTTGAAAGATGGTAGAGGTGACATTACCTCTGCTAAGTCACGTGCTGCTACATCTACGAAGTTTGCAACTAAAGGCTTTGGGTATTCTTCTGAAAACATCGCAGGGTATACCTTGGAGATGTCACCTTGACGCACAGAGAGCACGTCGCGCATTCTCTGGTCACGTGCTGCGTAGCGTGTTTGTAGCCGTGCTACTTTCGCTGCAACCTCTTTAGTTGATAACAAGATTTCTCCTTAGATAAATGTACGATCTTTTTCTGCAAGTAGCTCATCTATGTTGATGACCATTCGCTTGCCCTGTTCATAACGAGACAGGAAAGGGTTTTTCATATGATGTGTTGCGTGTATACCTTGGTTGAGCATCTCACGTGCGCGGATCTCACAGAACCAAAGAGCCATCACCATATCGGTCTTACCTTTAGTCGTAGGCGACCAGGTAATTAGTTGCTCAATGAGCGCCTTAATGTTTTCAGTTTGGTCAGAAGGTAAGTGAATAAGGTTGTCTCTGTGGTGCTTACCATCGTGTTGCTTGGTCCCGAACAAAGTTGACATTGATGCAACGCCGAATCCTGAGTCCCACTTGTTATTGCCAGTATGGTGTTCCCGCAGTAACACTCCCCTAGAGGCCAAGTTCGCACGGATTCCCTCATCTTGTGTAAGGAATGATTGGAATGCATTTTTTTCCACGATCCATTCACTAGGACTATAGAGGGAAGTCCAGTCAAAGATTAGCTGACGGATTTGAGCAGGCGTTGGACGAGTAATTTTAATAGCATCAACAATGTAGCGTTTATGTGTAACCCTATCAACAGCGTAACAAATGGCGGCTGTATCACCAACCATAGCGGGATCAAGGCCACAAATAAAACTAAAGCCGTTGACATCACGTGGGTGGCCTGGGTGACCAGGAACCAAGCGACCTGCTTTGCGCATACCATCAATAGAACCTCTTACACACGCTGGATCAAAGATGGCATCATCTGAGATGTCTTGTTGCTGGTAAACCAATGCCCAAGTGGAAGCATCCATAGCTTGGCGTTCGTTGTAGAGGTTACGACCATTCCAACGTGGGTATAGTCGGTCCTCATTAAGATCTGATTCTTCTTGCCCATCGAATGGAGCATCGGATGCTGGCCAGAGAGTTTCCCATTTGTCAGGGTCCTCATCTGTAGTCAGCAGGGCTGGCATAGCCAGATACTTCCAAGG